TCCCTGAACTTAATCAGGGAAGGCCCCAATCCTAGGCTCATTCTCCTAGGTTCCCTCTTGGACTTATCAAGTCCATTAGCTCCTGAGCAGCATATTGCAATGCAATATCTGTGTCAGGCGAGGGTGACAGTTTTCTGTCATCTTCTAAAGCTCTGATCCACCCTAATGATGGGCGATCAAGCACTTCTCTCATTGATACAGGTAAGTTAATGATTAACCTATCGTACCAATCTAAGAGTGTTCGGAGTGAAGTATCCGTGTCTGTAACCCAACGAACAAAAGTTCGACGTGTTGCATTCACATATGGAAATTTCACCAGCGCATCCGTAGTACGGACTAGATGAGCTAAATCGCTCAGAGCTAGTCTCTGTAATCTCGGATCGAGGTCGTTACTGATCGCTTTATCAATATCACTCTCATTTATTTGAGTGATTGATTTAAACGCAGTATACAGCTTGTTTGCAATGAAGGTACGGATGGCATTGCCATTCTCACCCTTCACTGTATCAACAAGTGGATTGGAGTCCGGTTTCCCGAATCCACCCAATTGTTGGGGCACGGGAATCAACCGTATAAGAGGATTGGCCTCCTTTGGCCAGTACTTCTGAAGAATGAACTTCAGTTTCTTTGCCTTGGGTTTACGTCCGAGTGTCTCTGCATATGTATTAAACATAGCAGGAACACGACTCCAGTTAGTTAGACTGGAACGTATAGCTCGAAGCGAGTACGGAGTTATGTCTTTACCATTTGTGAACCATGCTTTCGCAAATTCACATATGGTAACTCCGGGTGTGTTAGATAATCTTGATTTATCAAGATTTATCACACCGCCAATGTCCGTGATAATTTTCACGTACATGTCTCCAGCAAGTTTATCAGTAATTACCATGTCATCACCGATGATGGCATAAAACTGATACTTGGGTAGAGATTTCCCCTTATGAGCAAGCCGATAGGCTGCTCGCACCACGAGGTGGTGCAACAAGGCGAAAGCTGCAAACGATGAGTAAAATCCCATCGGTTGCCCCACAGAATACCTTACGGTACCTGTTCTGCCAGACGGGAGTGTATACATGAAGTCACGGTTGGTGATTAATTCCAACCAGTCTTCTCCTATACTTCCTGGCATCACGACGTCGAGGATCTTTGCCTGTAACCAAACAGGTAATCGATCCGTTGCTGCACTCATGTCAAAACTAGCCATCCATTTTCGATGTTTAGTTTGACTTTGTGCCCAGCGCTTTCCGGCTTCTTGATCAAAGGTGTAATCACCTCGGATCTTAGCGAGAATACCATTAATGGTATCATGGATAGGCTTCAATGCACATTGGGTAATATAATCACCCTGTGCAATAACACGAAGCTTACCAGATTTCTCTGCTAAGAAGACGACACGTCCCAACTGTTCTCCGGAATATTTTCCGAAGTCAGTTTGGAGCATGGTTTTCACGGATTCGGATGTTTTCATCCCAATACCGAGATCAGCTATCGTATCTAGAAAGGTTGATATCCTTTCTATAGTACCGTAATGGTTATGTGCCTTGACATCCAAGTGCCCTGACAGGATAGAAATCCCGTTGGGCCCTTGTGTGAACATAGGAACTGTACCAGTCTTCACTTTAAGTGAATCCACGGTGAAGTTGGCTGCTTCCTCAAGAATTGTATCAATATATTCTTGGGAATTTACAGCACAACTTGGAGCCGTTATGGTCTCCATAGCTGTTAAACATTGCTCATCTGTGTGTTCATTTACAAAAAGTTCATGAATCCGCAGTAAGGTAAGGGCTTCCTTAGGGAATTCCTTACCCCATATGAGGGTATGTTTAATTAACATGGGTGTACCTGTATCTTGATCTAATCTTAACCAAGATTGGCAAGTACATGGTTGTCCCATAAGGTAATCAAGCGCATAATCAAATAAGGATTTTCCTCTTTTGATGCCTTGAAGACCTTCATGCTTGAACCATTTCTCACAGGCTTGATACAAGCCGACAATCTCTCGTTTTACCAGAGAGGGTGGTGAGATAAGGTCCAACGCCAACTCTGTTGCTCTTAATCGAGTCTCCATTTTTAATTTGTTTTAAATGAAACATTTTATTTAATGGTGTTCCCACAACAGGTGAAGAAACTGTGAGGTCCCCCAT